ATTGAGTTTGAAATACCAGTAAACTTAGATTTTATTAATAACTTAAATGAAGGAGCTGTAGATAAAGATTGTGAGCTTCTACCTCCTGTAGGATATAAGCTTTACTTTAGTTACGCTGTACCACTATATGCTATGTGTAAAAGATACGATAAGATACTTCTTATTATAAGCGATGACAGTATCTTAAATAAATCAGTAGTCTATACAGCTATAAGATATGCTAAGAATAGTTTTAAGATTGTACATGGTTCTAATATCGTCTTAGAATAAAAAAAAAATTAACATTGTTAATAATGAAGATAGACAGATAATAAATGGATAATTTATAATCTTTGTGTAATAAATAATAATGAGACGCTCACGTTATTCTGTCTATCTTCACCATTATAATATATAACTCAGAAAATTAATGGTGAAGATGAATGACTGATAATGAATGGTACGGCTAACGCCGTACCATAAATCTTAATCCATTTTTGTTGATTTATAATTCCCTCTAGGTTGATACGTCTTTTTGAAATCTTTATTTGCACCATCTTTTCTAAAACCTTTATTAAATCCACCTTTTCTATCATTATTAAATTTCTTAACAGGTTTTTCATATCTTATATCTTTCTTAGTAGATTTCTTATGAGTTATAGATGATTTATTATTTACAAAGTCTTCACTCATAAATATCAATGTAAACTTTTGATTTCCGAAGTATCTAAATCCATCTATCTTTTCTTCCTTTTCATAGAAGTCCCATAATGGTTGTGGGTTAGGAACTTCATTTATTTTTAATGAATCAGCTTCAAAGTGTTTGAAGTATGTTCTTCTATGTTTTCCTTCTTCTAATAAGTTAAGTCCGTATATTACATTTGAAAGACCTACATGTCTGAATTTTCCTGAGATTACTGAATTATATAAAGGTATTCCTAATTTACCCTCTTTACTTTTATATACACCAAATTCTACACATATATCTCCTTCTTCTTTATGGTCTACGAATACACAAGCTATATTCCAACCTATCTTTAAATCATCTTGCTTTTTATATAAAGCTTTAAGTACAGCTTTAGCAGTTCTAAAATTATCTTCATACTCTTGAATAGATAAGAACTTCCAGTTATTTGAATTTTGATATTGTTCAGCAAGTTCCATACTTCTGAAGTACCAATCAAGTCCTCCTATATGAGTTTCTTTTCTTTCTTTCTTTTCAAAGTTTCCTCTTTTTTCAAATTTTCCGTACTTTCCGAATTGTTTTCTTTCCATAATTAATACTCTCCTTGTATATATTTATTTAGACACTTACACAGCAATCTATCTATTAAGTTTAGCAAAAATAAGATAAAAGGCTAGGGTTTCCCCTAGCCAAATACTTATATAACAGATTTACCTGATTGTGGCATATCAAGTTTAGGATAAGTGATTCCTTTAAGACGAGTAGCATGTCCTCTAGCTCTATTAAGTTTATCTAAATATCCTTGAGCAGCTTTGAATACGTTTACATCATTATCTATCGGCATACCAGTGAATTGTAATCCAACTTCAACGTGTTGATACTCTCCTTTAGTAGTATTAAACATTGATAAGTTAGCTTGTTTAGGTAGCATATTAGTTATGTATGCAGAGTATATTACATATTGCTCAGTTGGGTCCATAGTGAAGTAGATTCCTTCCATAGACATATTAGCAGGAGTTGGTGCTCCTTGGAAACCGAACATGTGTGTTACTCCGTCTCTTATAGATAATGAACCTTCAATCCAGTTAGTCATATAGAAAGTATAGAATCCACCGTCAAGCTCAGCAACCATATTGATTGTAAACTCTCTTGCAAGTCCTGAAGTCTTAGAAATGTAATCCATTTGATATCCTTCAACACCGGGGTCTTTAGTTCCTATTTCTGCTTGTCTGTCTTGAACGAATTCAAGTCTGTTTGATGCAACCATTAGCATTTGTCTAAAGAATGCTGTTTCTCTAGGAAAAGCAAATTCCATAAACGCAGCCATTTGAGTTGGCACGAATACTCCACGACCTGTAGTATAGTGATGAAGAGCGTTTAGCGTTCTTCTTGATACTATACCGGGTTTTAAGTAGTGGAAATCATTCGCTGTTATATCATAAAGGTGGTGAGATTTTAGATTGACTCCATCACCTTGTGATTGTGTTATCTTATTTCCGAAATAATCAAAAGCCATTTATTCTCCCTCCTTAAGACGCATTTTCGACTAAATGTCTGTAGACATTTAATTCTAACTTATGTGATTTATTTGAACCGAATAGAGTTAAATCAACTGAGTGAGTTAATAACCCTTCTGCTTGAGCAAATGTATCTTCATAATAAGCGTTATAAACGATACTTGCACATTTACTTCTAAATTCTTCTAAGTCTTTATTTACTATAGCTTGTACTGTAGCAACTTCAGATTCTTTTTGTAAGAAGTGTCTATTTCTATTTAATGTATCTGTAATCTTCTTCATAATTCTTCCAATTAAGAAAGCATTATGATATTCTTGAAGTATAGATACTTTATAAGGGTCAGCAGATGCCATCTTTTGACCATCTAAGAAATATCCCATCTTAGAAGAGCTTATATAGTTCCATCCATTAGTTACAAGATAAGTCTTGTCTTCAATATCAGTTAAGATATTGATAACTGGAGTTATTGTACCAGCAATAGGTCCACCAACTATTCTATTTGCAAGAATAGGATTTGACCATCCATCTTTAACGAATTCTACTTGAGCATTTATCATTAAGTATGTAATAGGTACATTTAATGTCTTTTGCTCATCTGTGTCATAGTAATCTGCCCAGTTTACTTCTTTTAGACACATGTAGTTTGTCATTTTAAATCCTTCATCAAAAGATTTAAGTTCTGCTATAGATTGAATCTTGCTTGGACAAATAGTAGCAATTATGTCTCTTCTTTTTGGAATAGATGTAAAGTTACCTATCATTTCCTTTACAGGAACTGGATATCCAATGTCGTATATAACGTCAGCTGGGACTTCATTGAAGTCTAAGATAACTGGTTCAAGTCTTCCTTCAAAGAAGCTTTTACATAAGTCTTCATATATCTTAGTATTACCAGTAGGACCAGTAACTTGTAAGTTCCAATCGAATTTACCTTTTAAGATTTCTCCGTTTGTACCTTTATCAAGTCTTACTCTATCTATATAAGTAGCTTGGTCTTCTAGTAAGTCAGAGAAGAATCCGAATCTTCCGTTTCTTCCGAATATTGTACATAAAGCTGTAACTGGAATATCATCTTCTTCAAGAGCAGCTTTAACGATTTGAACTTTTGCAAGTTCTCCTTCTATTGCTGTTTTAGCAAGAGCAGATGCTCCAAGTCCACCAATAGCAGTTTCTAAATCTTCTTCTAACTTTCCTAAAGCTGCTATTACAAGTTCAGCAAGTTTAGTATGGTTAGCTTCAGAAGCATGTACATTTAATTGATAAGATTGACTGTTCAAAACTTGTTTGATGTTTAATGGTACAACATCATATCTTGAATCTTCAACAGCATTTATTTTGTATCTTTCTCTTTGGTTTTCAGATAAGATTACATCCATTTGATAAATGTTATCTTCTTTAGAAGAAACAGTTCTCATCTTTTGGAATACAACTTCTGTCTTATTACCTAAGATACCAGCACCAGTTCTCATAAGAACATAAGCAGGAACTACATCAGTATCGCTATCTTTTGAAGGAGCGATAAGTTCAGCATCTGCTTTTCTCTTTAAGTTTTGGTGATTTTCGTGAGCATATGAAATTGTAGGAGCTTTAGTTAAAGATACTTCAACCCAGTCAGTATTAGCTGTACCGTCAGTAGGTTGAGCGTCTTGCCAAACACCAGTTTTCATAATGAAGTATTTCTTCTTAGGTGTAGTAGTATCAGCTGGAGTGATACGAACATTTAAAGACACATTGGCATTTTTAGACTTTTCATCAGTAAGTCTTCTAACATATGTCCAACCACCAGCTCTTAGGTTTTTGATTATAGCTTTACCTATAAGACCATGACGTTTGAATGTTTGTTTTCCATAAAGCTCAGTAAATTGAGATTCCATAGTAACAACCATTATTCTATCATCTGGACCCATATCTGCAAACACTGGCGATAATTGTCTATTTGTATTATCTAGTGGAGAAGATGGTAACTTCACTTCGCTATAGTCATTTATTTCCACGTAAGTATGTGGGAACATTTGTTTTGTATAATAAAATATAGCCATTTATATTTACCTCCTATTGTTATTTATTTTTTAAAATTTAACTACCGATTTGTTCGTTTTGGGTTTTTTAGTGGGCTTTTTAACATATATTTGTAAATAGCTTGGTTATAGAATTCCTACCTTTTAGGATTTATATATAGGGAAGAGATTTAAAAAGTTTCTTCCCGTCTTGTAAAAATTTTTACCCCTTCCCAACACGCTACCCCGAAAGGGGTAGCATAAAACAAGCCCAATAGTTAATAAAGGAGGTAATAAATATGGAAATTACAACTGAAAATAAATTCCAAATGAATGGTGCTTCTGATACTTTTAAGAAAAGAACTAAAGGAATACACCCTAAGTTACAATTATGGCTTGGGTATATGCTCGCTACTTGTCCTGTGGATATATTTATATCTGAAGGAGTAAGAACCCTTGAAACTCAGCAAGAATACTACTCTCGTGGTAGAACTAAACCCGGAACTATAATCACTTGGGTTGATGGTATTAAATCTGTGTCTATGCACCAAATCCAAAGAGATGGATACGGACATGCTGTTGATGTATATTATGTAGGATGGAAAAATACAGACCCTGCAAATGACCCTAGATGGCAAACTATCTATGAACATGCAAAACTATGTGCTAAGATGTTAGGACTTCAAATGGAACATGGTAGAGACTGGAAAAGAATAGACTCACCTCATCATCAATTAATGGAATTTGATGTTGTTGAAGTTCAAGAGTTTCAAAACATGAAATCAAAAGGTATCAATCAAAGAGGATAAAAAAAAATAAAGGCTGGGGTAACCCAGCCAATATTTTATTTATTATCTATATAACGTTGTAGTTTGTTTAAGTAATATTCACTAGATGTCTCATCGTTGTCACCTATAAGACTTGCTAGTTCAAAGACTTCTTTATTATCTCTTTTAAAGTCTCTTATGAACTTTATAACACCATCTTTCAAGTCTGATATGGTTGAGTTATCTTTATTAAATATTGCTGTACAGTTAGATAGAACTAATTCTTTTATCTTCCTTTTCATCTCATCTTTATCTTCAAGATTTAAGATAGCATCTATATCACTATCTAAATTGTCGATATCGTACAACTTAGAAAATACATTATCATATTTAAGTAATAGATTAGACATTATAGAATTATATCTATCTTTATCGCTCATAACATAAGCTTCTACTACATCATCATCTATATGGTGTCCAACTCTTAGTACACCATAATAAGCTCCTGTATCTTGCATAAATCCCATAAGTGCTAACATACTTTGAAATAACTCATCATTTTTTATACCTTCTTCAGTATGAGCCGAATATTTAGGATAGTTTTTAAATACATTTAAAAGCTCTTCTTCTACTTCACGTTTAGTAAATAAAACGTTATGCCAATTATCGCTATCCTCTTCTATTGGTACATCACGGTATAAGATACGGTATGGGTAAGTGTTATCGGTAGCTATATCGTTTAAAATTTTCAGTGTCTTGCTCCATTTATCTTTAGGAGATAAATCCTCATCATATACTTTACCCATCCAATTAATACTATTCCACTTTCTTCTATAGAATAAGTTAAGCTCATCTAAAGCCTTTACTCTATCTTTAAAGAAATAATTCCACCAATTACCTTTATCCATAATATCACCTATGCTTTCTTTGCTTCTGCTATTACTGGGTCTTCAGGGATATAATCTTCGTTTATTATAAACTCAGTAAATATCTTATCATTAAGTATATTAGAACCCATTTCTTTATGAACTTTACTTGCTATTTCTGCTGCAAGAGCATTTACTCCATCATCTGCAAGTATTTCAATAAAGTTATCAGCTGAAACTTCAGGTCCTTTCATATAATTCCATACTTGTCTTGTGACATCTCTTATAAGCTTTCTTATCATATATCCTTCACCATAGTTATGAGTAGCTCTATAGTTTAAGAAGTCTGTATCACTTGTAATCTTAAACTCATCTTCAAATAGAACCGAATTATCACAAGAATCTCCTAACATATTTAAACTGAATATATTGCAAACTTCCATATATCCATCTGCAATATCTCCCTTCTTATTAAAGTATGTCTTATAGATAGCTTTAACTTCATGTACAGTCTTTTCATCTGTATACTCATTTGTAAAAGCTACGATAACCGAATTATCAAAATAATATCCTATTTCTCCACAAAATGCTGCATATAGTGAAGCGTCCTCAAGTGTCTCATAATCATTTATAATTTCCTCTTTATCAGTTCCAGCTATTGCTATAGGATTTACAAGTACAATAGATAAGTCTAAGAAATCCGCTTTACCATACATATTTTCTTTTCCACTTGCAGCATATAACTCTTTATGATCATAATAATAACTTGCAATAATATCAAGCCCTTCTAATGCTTTAAGTTCTGCAAGCACTTTATCAAATCTTTCCTTTTTAGTTAAATTCTTCATTTTATATCACTCCCTACTGTATTTATATATTGCGGTATTATAATATTTTCACATACATCATCATAAACGACATTTTCTACGAATACGCTAATGTGGTCTTTATCTAAGTTCTTTGCTATAAGCTTATAGTTAGCTGATAATCTAGTAGTAGATAAAGTCATCTCAAAAGAAAATGATGTTTCTTGCAATTCTTTTAATATTGTATCTTTCACAAGGTCAAATCTCATAATCATTCTCATAGTATTAAATAGTCCCTTATAGTCAGCACCATCTATTTCAAATGTGTGCTCTAAAGCTTTTGCTTTGCTCTTTTCAGTTGGACCCATAGTATATATGCTATCGCATACTATATGATGTGTAGACTCTAGTACAGTTTTAAATCTTCTTATTATTATTCCTAATATGAAATTGTGCTTAACGGTTCTAAGTCTATCAACTTCTTCCATATTGTCTGTAAACTGCTTAAATCTAAATGATACTAACATATCTATTCCCCTTTCTTTTCTTCCATAAGTGATTTTACCTTATCTCTTAATTCATCTGAGATAAGATTAACCCCGTCTTTTGTCATAAGGTCGTCATAAGCTTCTTGAAGTATTTCCTCATCATCACAGCTTAACTCATACGACAGTAGAGCCTTAACTAGATTAGAGTAATGGCAAGAAGCAAATTCCTCTAATACTCCTTTAATCATTTTTGTGTCTTGATGTAACTCTTTCATAATTTTCCTCCTTAAAATTTTTATTAGTATTGCTACTACATATATTATATATACTTATATTTTCTCAGGAACATAAAAAAAAAAATAAAGGCTGGGAATATCCCAGCCAATATCTTTATTGGAATCTTCTAGCGTAGAATGGGTGTCCATTATACCCACCAACAATAGTTCCAGTTCTTCCTGTAAATTGGTAATCGAAGTTTCCACTTAATGAAGTAAATATTTCAATATGCTTTTGTACAAGATACTTCAATATCTTTCTAACTGACCAGAATGAGAAATTATTATCTCTTACTCCAGCTATAAAATTATTATCATTTATGATAGCATTTGCGAAAGTTCTATGAAGAATAACCATATTCATCATGTCTGCCTTGTCTAATGTGCCACTTTCAAATCTTTCAGCCATCATTGTTTCATAACTTTCAATAATGTTTACATTGTCAGCAAAAGCTTTAATACCTCCCAATAAAGAAGCATACATAGTTACGGAAGTATATCTCGCTTCTTTATCTGTGTCTTCTATTTCTAAAATTTCCTTAGGTAAAGCTTGAACTAACTTCTCATTTTCAATATTGCTCAAGAAGTCTCTATTTACTCCAATCAGAATCACATCAGATTTCTCTAATGTGTTGAAATAATTAGTTAATCCAAAAGCGTCAACTACTCTACCAATAGGACACATTTCATTTTCCATATCAGTGGCTATAAATATGATATGTAGTTTTTCACAGTAATCGGAAGTTCTTCTTCCTAACCACACAAGACCTTTACCTTCAATTCCCATTTTTACTTCAGCCAATAAACTTTTCTTAGTCATCTTATGACCTCCTTAAATTTAATTTAACAGATTGAAGCTCTCACCCTTTGAGTTTACTTCTCTGTCTTCTTTGTTTATAATATATAGTCAAAAAAAAAAATGCTGTAACCTAAGCTACAGCACTTATTTATATTATAATCTGTGAGTTCTATAATACTCTATTCTTCTTCTTAAAGCTTCAGCATATTGTCCCATATAAGTTCTTTGCTCATCTAACATATATCTTTCATCATCTGTTATAGAAAGCCATACTGTACTTGCTTTAAAGTTTTCAAGTCTTAGTATCTTTTGAGCTAGTTCTATATGCTCTTTGGTAAGTCTTTCTTCTAGTTCTTTATATGAAGCATCTAAAACAAGTAATGCTTGTCTATCCTTTTCATCATATTCTACAGCTATCTTCTTTACATCAATTATATTAGTTGCAAAGTTAATTAAATCTTCAAATAATATTCCCTTATTTGTATCATCTATGGTTACATCGCCACTATCATTATAGTATACATTTCTGTCAACTATAGTTCTTACAATCTCATGGATAAGTTCATCATTTTCGTTCTTTATGATAAACTTATATCTTTCACGATAGTTCTCTTGAATAAACGATCTAAGAGTTCCATGAAATCTTTCTACAAGTTTATAAAATCCTAAATTCTTTTCTCTACCTTCATTAAAAGCTACTTCCAAACAATTTTTAAATTTTTCTACATTCATTTCTTTTTCCTCCTATTTATTTAAAGTTTTTGTGTATGTATTAAGTACATTAAATTTACCATTATATTTAGACTTGAATCCTAGTTTATTAAATAAGCCTATTGCTACCTTATTATACCCATATATATTAACTGAGATACTGTTGTGCTCTTTTTCAGATATAAAGTTTCTCTTGGTATATTCTTCAGCTCTTTCTATAAACTCTTTAACAAGAGCCTTACCGATGCCTCTTTTTCTCATATTATTTTCTACATATAAAGATTCAACAGCGGGTTCGTTTACTCCCCAATCATCTAATAACCCTATAAGTTCTCCTGCAACTACACCATTATATTTTGCTATAAGTATAACGTGGTTATCATCATACGACTTTTCAGAAATCTTGCTTATAAAGTTTACAATGGAGAAGTTATCAAAAGCTTTAAGATGACAAGCTCTTACATCTTTACCAATTCTAAAGTATTCACACATACAAAGAAATGATAATATCTCAGGATTTTGAGACCTAAGATTTAAGAAAAATGAACTACCTCTCATATCTCCGGGTGCAACTCCTTCAACTTTGTATACCGTTATTTCTATCTTATCTTTTTCTTCCATTTATATCACTCCTCATCTGGTATGTATTCCGTAAGTTTAAAATACATTACAGTTATTACTTTAAATTTATCTTCACCTTCAGCTATAGACATAGTATCAGTTGATATAAACTCTACATCAAATTCATATTCAGATAATGTCTTATCTTTTAATATTTTATTTATATCTTCAGTAGTTGTGTCAAACCATTCCCACTCATGATATGTAGGATAATTTATGGTTCTACTTTTATTAACTCTTGATATTATTCTTGAAACCTTAGAAAAAGTTTTAGGTTTTTCCTCTTTTTTCTTTATTTCATCTATAATCATATTATGTCTAGCATTTGTAAAGTTTATAACACTTACAAGCTTATCAAAATATATATCAAAGACACCACACATCTTTTCTATATCATATACAATCTCTGTAGGTTCTGTTATACCCACGACAGTTACAGTAACACACTTAGATACTAAATCTTGTAAATGCTTATCAACAAGCGGTGGTAGCTTATCAATACCATTTTCTTTAAGTCTTTCTCTCAAAGCCTTTCTAAGTACAGGTATGAACCCCACAAGATTACAGCCTTCCATTTCTGAATAAGCCTTTAACTTCATCTTTAAATCATCTTTGTCATACATTTTAAATCACTCCCTTTTTAAAAAATATGGGAGAACTTTATCTCCCATTTGTTATTATTTTGTAGTAAGCATAGTTTCTAGCTTACCCTTAGTGTAGTTATATCTCTTCTCAGTAGTCCAGAAGAATAACTCCTTATGCTTAGCTTCGTAGTATTGTCTATCTGAATCAATGACCTTACAAAGATTATTATATATGTACATCATTAATACCTTATCTCTTAAAGCTAATCTATCAGCTTTAATCTCAAGGTCAAGATATTCTGATAGTCTTTCAAAGATGCTAACTTTCTCTGAAAGTTTAACCTTATTTGAATCTTCTCTACCAGCTCTTTCGTCGAAAAAGTGGTAGTGGTGTTTATGCCCAACTTCCTTTTCTAAAATTGGGTCCAAGACTTCTACTACACTATTTATCTTATTATAACCTTGGAATCCATCTTTATCCTTATCAGTTTTGATAAGAATAGTATCAATTCCCTTTAGGGAATTAAAATATATCATGCAGGCATATAGCTCTGCATTTGGCTGGTCTTGTAAATAACCTGTCCCATTATCTAATGTCTTATTCCCAGATATAATAAGCACATTGCATCTACTATTTTTATTATCAATAGCATAATCAACAACTTCTCCAAATCCAATAACTGCATTTCTCACTTCGTTTAAAACTTCACTTCTCATAACTTCTACCTCCAAAATATTTTTAATATAATTGTACTACTTCGTTAATAATATATAGTCATAAAAAGAGAATGCTGTTATTATTAGATATCCTTTATATTACGACATTTACTAAAATTATTGTCTAATATTTCATGATAGCAATAATATTTGTATTTAGATTTATGCTTATTTGTATCTGTACCATATCTTATATATTTAGTCACAGTTACATCACCTATAGTAATATCACACTTAGTTGTAAATTCATATACTTCTGGTATTGAATCTGGTAGTATATCACCACACATATTTTTATACATATCATTAGATAAAAACTTATCGTTTAATATAAATGTATGACTTACAATATCAACAACATCAGCAAAATCATTATATTCGGTATCATCTACCACCAATATTCCTTCACGAACAAAATGCCTCGTCATCGATAATACAGATTGATGAATATGCCAGTTATATATCTTTGTAAGTCTTTTTTCCTCATCGGTCATATCTTGTGAAAATTGAATATAATACATCTTTACAGTTACAGTCATAGTATCACGCTCCTTTTACAATAATGCTTAGCGGATTGTAGAAAAAAAAA